GTCGGTTCTTTCAAGCACGACGGCGTGGCCACCACGATCAACACAGGGTTGTGGGGCTATGTTGGCCGTTTTGTTGCTGACTGCCGCGAGCGGCTACACGACGTCAAGATAGGGCGTCCTGAAGTGGCCACCAAGGCAGAGGAGGACTTCAAGAAGCGTGAAGCGCAGCGCATGCATGACGGAGCTGAGAGGGCCAAACATGTGAGTGACACTGGTTCATGGCTTGGGTATGCCGGGGGAGCAGCAGTATTGATCACGGGAGCACTTGTGATCCGCCGTTATTTGCTGACACCGCTACCAGAGCCGTTGCGTATGTGTCCGAACAAAGAGTGCACAAGCCAGAGTCTTGACCATGTCACGCAGTTTTGCCATCGTGGTGATGGCCGCGTGCCGGAGGCACTTTGCGACGCCAAGCATGGGTGGATTGTCAATGGGCTGGATGCGATTGGTCTTAGCGTCATTTTTTACACTATTTTCACAGGTAGCATGCCGTACAGTAGCCAGAAAGGCATGCCGTGGCGAGAGGTGTTAAATGACGTGAGTGCCATCAGCACTGTTGTGCATGCTGCTGCATCACTGGGTAGTGAACTTTTCGGCAGCACGCGACTTCGACACCTGGCAAATGCCTCACGTCTTGCTGTTCGTGGCGTACCGCAGGGCGTTCCCACTGTGGTGGACGACGGCACCGAACTTAAATGGGACATGTTTGAAGGGAAAATAGTCCCAGTCAAAGTTGCCTGGGTCGACGGAGGATGGTACCGTTGCAGTGCTGTTGGGTGCATGGAGATCACTTCGTGGTCGATCACTCGTGATGTGTCTGACCCAAAAAACCCAGCTGCCTCTAAGTACTGTCACAAAGCATCGTCGAAAGAAGTGGACTTGCAAACTGCTTTGGCAGTATCGGCATGTGGAGCAGGCTTTGCAGCCGCGTACTTCAGCGCGATGGAGCGTGGCATGTCTGCCATTGACCGAGAGAAGATGATCGGCGAGGCACTTCACGCTGTACGATGGGAGCGTAACAGTGCGCCAATGGCTGACACTGACCTCACTGGTGAGCAAGCTCGTGTTGTTCGACTGGCGCGCATGCCTGGTGTCGCAGGCGTGCGTGAATTTGTTAGTAGTCACAAGGTGCCAATTGGAGTGGTCGGTGCACTGGCACTGATGGGCGGAATTGCGATGTACGCTGCCGTGAAACGACGGAGCAGGCGTCGCACTTCCGCACTCATGGAGTTCATCAGCGATGCACTGACGGCTGGATGGGAGTATAAGAACGCCATGGGGGCATACCGCTTTGCGTGCAAAACGCTTGAACCATGGCGTTACCGTTTTGACGGTCAGGTGCTGATCATCACGGATGGCAAGAAAGTGTACTCCGCCTTGCCAAACGCACAACTTGTGGCGGGCGTGCCAGAAGGTAGGACGCACCGCCATCAAGGCAAACACTCGAGCTCGCACAAGAAAACGCACCGCTTCAAGCGGCGAGGTATCAAGCACAGGCATGGTTCCCACCACGCGGGTCGCTCTAATTGGGCGCACTCAATGTATGAAGCGCAGCTTGACGGTCGGGACATTGTTGACGTTTACAACCCCATCACTGGAGCATGGCAAGACATGTCGGTCAACAAAATGTGGTGGACAGTACACGACATGCTCAACCAGAAGGGCAACGACGTCATGCGTGGGTTGCGTGTGCGTGGCAGAGCAGGTATGTTGTATGATGGCGAGGATGACTTCAACCGCAACATTGATGATGCGGACACTGACACCGACGACGACGACGACGCCAGTGACTTCTCCGAACCTGATTCGGATGACGACCGTGGCGACAGCGACGTTGACAAGCGCAACGACAAGCGTGAACAGCGACGGCGCAACTTGGACGAGGCGCCAGAGCGCGTCGCTGCGCCACTTGACCCGGAATACGCGGACCTGGTGCGCTTTGTATCGATCACAAAGGACGCACAAAAACGTGCCGGTGACCTCGGGTTGTGTTATATGAAAGGCGACAACGTTGGGCTCGCCGACATGTTGCATCATCAATTTGTGCACAGGTGCCTCTGTGTAACCGACGCACCAAAGGGTGCGCTGATGCGGCACATGCGCACGTCAAACTTCGTCATCGATCCGAAGGACGAGGACATCCGGAAACTGGCAGCGAAGTTTTCCCCGAATCCAGCAGGGCGTGTCGCGCAAGAACCGCGAGCAACGCCACCGCCGGCGCTTGAGCCGACAAAGACGCCGGAATCATTCCAGCCGTTTGTCAGACCAACAGTTAAGTTGTCGTGGTGCCCCAACAAGGAGTGCAAGGACATGGCACACGCACATCGCGCCTCGTTTAAGCACTGGATGCCTCTCTGCTCACGTGGAAAGGATTGCGGTGAGCGTGGGTGCACCAACTTTCACCGATTGTGCAAGCGAAGCGACAACTGTAACCACAAGCGATGTGGCATTGTGTACCACGGTGTTGTTGAGTGCTACCAAACGAAACAGCTCATGAGACGTGTTGGTAAGCAAACACGTGTGGTAATGGTTGAGCCGCAGCTGGCATCAACACCAGAAGCCGTGTTAAGCTTTGATGGACCGTTCACACAACCTGACCAGCGCTCCCAAGGCACGCTTGTTGAAGCGAGCGGCACAAAAGTTGGCACATGTGTTTTCGTGCGGCAGGGTGAAGGAGCGCCGGCACTGGGTGTCACTGCAGGCCACTGTGCTGATGCTCACGCAGTTGTCTATGAAGGCAAAGATGGGCACACCTATGTCAGTCGCTTGACGTGTGTGCAATTGTCTCCCATCTACGACTTGGCTCGATTTACTGTGCCGTCGGACGTTATTACCGCGCCGATCAAGGTAGTTTCCGACAAAGCGGGTGAGTTTGCGGCACAAATTCAAGTGTATGAGCGCAAGTTGACTACGGGATGGGAGTCTAACTACCGTGGTGAGCCGAACAGTGGCCCCGTCACGCGCATCATGCAGGGCAAGGCAAACGCTGACGGCACACACACGGTTGACACGTGGGCTGGCGTTAGTGGTGCAGCTGTGCGCAACAAACGTGCTGAAGTGTGTGGTGTACACACTCACGGACTCTTGCCTCATGGCGTGAACCAGTACGTTCCAGTCACTACCCACGTGTACTCGTGGTTGTTCCGGCCGTTGTCGCCGAGTGGCGGCATCGCCAACGGGCCGACTGATCCCGCTGCACTGCAAGCCCGCGTGAAGTTGCTTGCGGGTAAATCGGCACAACGAGTTGCATCTGTTGAAGAGCTGGTGACATACGGCGGGTCGTGTCCAGAAGTCTTGTTGCCGGGTTATGCGTTTCGCGTTAGCGGCGCAGGAGCAACACAAGGCCATCCCACTTTCAACAAGGAGTTTGCAGCGTTTCTCCGAGAGTCTGGTCGTGGCACTATGGTTGAAGAGATTCAACAGGAGTGGCAAGTCACCTACCCGACCACGGAGTTCAACCACGAGACTGTAGCGTCGTACATTCGCCGGCGCGCAACCCTCGAAGGGGAAATGTTGCGTGCATGGAAAGCGACTTTCATGCCGGTGATGGACTACTTCGGGCGCGTCATGGGACATGCACGAGTCCTAACGTTTGATGAAGCGCTCACTCTGGTGCCGGACGACAGTGACCCTGGCTACCCGTGGAACAAGAAGTACCCCACGAAAGGAGCAGTAGTGTCGCTGGCGTACGCCGAACTTAAGTCCCGTGTCGAAGGTCTGTTGACAGACCCGCTCTTCTGGCATTCACGCGTGAAGAAGGAGGTGCGGCCGTACGGAAAAATGCCACGCAACTTTGTGTGTGGACCGATTGAGCACTACGTTGCTAGCTTGATGTTGTTCTACGACATGAACCAACGCATGTATGCTCAGGGCGGACGTTGGATTCCGTTTATTGGCAGCACAATGTTTTACGGAGGATGGCACCTGCTGGGGCGCCGGTTGATGCGGCACGGGGACCGCGTCAACGGTTCGGATAATACCAAGTACGACCAGTCCATTTTCGCAGAAGCTCTTGAGGAGTGTGGACTAATGCGAGCGTCGTACCTCCACAACGCCAGTGCGTTTGACATGGCGTTGTTGAAGCAAGTCTACTTTCACACGATTTTTTCCTTCGTCGTGACTGACGGTGGGTGGGTGATTGCCACTGATGGCGGGAACCCGAGCGGATGTTTGAATACAGCTGCTGACAACACAATGATCATTGTGCGGATGTACGTCCTCGCGTGGTTCCTGCGTCCCATGGGTGGTATCAACAAGTACGACTTTTGGCGTTTCATCCGATCGTGCGAGTGCGCGGCATATGGCGACGATTTTCTTGTCGCTATCAGCGAGCAAGCAGAAGCGGAGGGGTTCACCATGGACCATGTGTGTCGCGTGATGTCAGATTTGCTGCTCGAAGCAAAGCCCGAACTGCCAACGTACGGCAACATCAGCGCATTGAAGTTTTTGTCCCACGGCTTTGCGGAGCGTGGTGGCATGTACGTGCCGATTCCCAGTCCGACAAAGGGGCTTGCTAGTCTCATGTTCCATGGAGCTCAAGAGGGTGACAAGCGCGCCGGCGACACGTTGTTGGAGAGTGCTGCTGGCGTTGTCGTTGACCAGTACTGGAACGAAACGTCGCGACTGATCATCCGTGAGTATATCGCATGGGTGTGCCGCAAGTATCGCATTGACGCTATCACAAAGCCGTTTCTGTTGTCTGACGCGTCAATTCATTACCTGTACACCGGTTTTGAAGGCGCAGGTGTTGATCATAACGGCATTAGAGAGTACGAGGCTCTCCAACGCGGGCAAGAGTGGATCGGCACTCTTGGGTCTGGCTGCAACCGTGGTGACGGACCGTTGACTAAGACAGACTTCAACAACCATGTGACGCGTGAGTTCAAAGCGCCACCAACGTGGGCGTTTCAGGAGCATCCTGTCACCAAAGAGTGGACTGCTGTGTGCGCTTGGCCTCCGAATAATGTCGTTGAGCGGTCAGGGACTACTAAGAAAGACGCAGAAGAGCGTGTTATGCGAGACATCGAGAATGCCATGATGTCGACTGACCAGCGCGTGTCCATGATCAGCTTTCCACCGAACATCCATAAGGTAGCTCCACCTCGCTACGAAGGAGAGGGCGAGAAGTCTGTGGTAACGTTTACTCGAGCTGATTTTATACGACTGTCGCAAGTGTTTGCGATTCTTGACGAGGCTGCCGGATGTGTCCAGTGGGTTGCGGGACAGTACTCGGACGCAAACGTCAGCAACAAACTTGCCCGTTTGTCCCTCGCACGTGAGGATGGCAAGAAGCTGATTGGACGGGCTGGAGCAGAACACGGCAAGGGGCAGGGACCATGCGACGACTTTGACCTGTACTCCGAAGTGATGGTGAACGTTCTTGACGATGTGTCCTGGCACGGCTCTCGAATGCCCCGTGTCCTTGAATGGGCTGAGACGAGTGGATATGGCCAAGCTCGTTTCAAGTTTAACATGGCAGGATTAGCTATGTTACCGTTAGTAGGAGCCGCAGGCGCATACGCTGGCAGTGCGCTTGCTAGTTTGTTTCCAAAGAACAACCGGGAAGAACGTCTTGTGCCGGTACTGCACCGTGGTGTACGACCGGGCGAGCACCACCTCGTGCATGATGATGGTATCGACATCAGTGCTGAGCTCGATCGTGCCGAACTTGACCGCAAACATTCAACACCAGTGCACAACCCGAGCAACGGGCCACACAGCCTGGCCGCAGCAGAGCGGCGTTGGTTCAACTCAGGTGAGCGGGAACGCGAAGCACGTGATGCTGCGCAAATTCCAATCGGGCCGACCGGAGATGAAGGACGCGAGCTTCGGCGTCGCCTTGCGCAAGAAGGTGAAGCGGCACGTGCGCAACAAGAGTTCAGCCACGCACGCGACCGGCATGACTCTGTTGTCAACGCCGGATCGCCAGCGTTGCAGCCGCTGACTGGACAAGAGATCATCGGGCAGAGCGGCGCCGAGCACGGCGCAGGGCAGGGACCCAAGAAGCTCGCAAAGTCTGGGATCCGCAAGTCTGTCAAGCGGGTCGAGAAGAAAGCGGAGCGTAAGGTTGCTGCCGCCGTCATGCAAAAGGTCGAGAACAAAATGGCGGCACTCACCGGTGCTCGTCATCAAACGGGCTCTGGGAAGGTGTCAGAGCTTCGTTCGATTGCAACTGTTGCCCGTGCTGCGGTGCCACGCAGTTCCAGGGGACTGTCGAATCGATATGAGTACATCGATCCAGTCACCGGTGACGCGACCGTGCGCGGATCTGACTATCTGTCTGCTGTCGAGGTGACTGGCGTCAACACCATTGGTGGGGTGTTGTACGAGTACAAGGCCCATCCGATCAATGACGTCACGGTGTCACTAAAGCAGTTTGCCACGTTGTACCAAAAATTCGAGTTCCTCGAGGTGGGCCTTGAGTTCCGCTCATCAGAGGCTTTTACATATGGTGGGTCGATCAACTGCCTGTGGGACAGCGACATCGGTGACACGGACGGGAAAGGAATCGATCTCATTCGACAGGCTGCATCAACGAAGGAATCGAAAGAGGTGTCTGTGCTTTCGTCTCACACGTGGTGGTACAATGCCAAGGTGCAAGCCGGCGGGCAGTATTACTGTCAAGCGGACGGCGACACCACGGCGGGCAACCGGCAGTCCATTCAGGCGCACGCCAAGGTGTTTGTTGTCAATCCGATCAACAGTGCAGGAACGCCTATTACGTCCGGCGTTATTGGGTCGTTGATTCTGCACTACCGCGTCAAGTTTGTTCATAGACAGATTGACGTCGCTAACGCAGCCGCTTCACCTGCTGCATGGTGGGGCAATCCGCAGGCCAACTCAACGCTGTTTGGCAACAATGCGGCCGCTTCCAAGAATTCTGTGTTCACGGCTACGTTCGGTGTGCCAACATGGACGAATGACACCTCGTCCATTGTTGTGGGAACGCCTGCCTACAGTGAGATCACGAGCAAGACGTCGGGCACGTACTTGATCGGATTTGGGTGTACGTGGCAAGGCCTCAACCAGACGCCGTCTTCAACTGCGACTGGTCTTTCGGCAGACTTGGCGGCCGGCACGGGTGTGTCGTTGGTCGGCATTTCGGGGCGTACGATGCACCAGAGCACGAACATCTTTACTGCGAGCACTAGTGCCAACTCTGCGATTAACAACGTCAGTGCATGGGGCGTTGTTAACTTCAGCAATGCAGGGCAAACCCTCCGGTTCAACCTGTCGGCTGTTGGTACTAACTGTGTGTTGAGTAGTGGGAGTACCACGAGTGACTGGCAGTTTTTAATCGTTGCGTCCCCGTGTGTGCTGCCTATTTCGTTGGCGGCTCCGATCGTGCGAATCGCTGAGCTGGAAGCACGTCTCAAGAAGGCAGAGGAGACTGCTGCCAGCGACCGCAAACGAGCTGTTGTTCTGCTCGATGACGACGATGACGAGAAACACACTCGAGTGGCGGCACTTGTCAGTGTGCGCCAACAACTGGATGGCACGCTGCGCACTGACGCGCGTGCAGGCGAGCAGAAGGGTAGTGCTCGCTCCAGTTCTCAAGGTCCGCCTACGGCACGTGCCGTGGCGAAGAACAACTAAGTCGGTTGTTGTGCGAGTTTTTCATGTCCCTGCTGACCTCTTTCGAAGAGTGTCGGAGTGTGTGTGACATTTCTCGCGAACCTGTTTGTGGGAAGATCCGTTTTCTTTTCAGATCGACCTTATGGTGGTGTGTCCA